TAGTTTATGTTGGTTTAAATAACTAGAAAAAAATTCAATGTTTTGTTCATTAAGTTTTATCTCATTTTTTAAATTTAAAGTTTGTTTAAAAAATTCTAAAAATAGTGGTTCATATTTTTTTAAATCATTAGACATTTTTTTAGTTTCATATCCATATGAATTTGCTAAATATACCATATCTTTTAGTGTTAACGTATCAAAATTAAACCAATAATTTGAAACTATATAATCATTAATAGGATTAAACCAAAATTCACGTCTGCCTAACCCTGCATATTCAATTATAAAAATATGTTCATCTTTATTAAAATTTTTATCATTAACTAATTCATATATCTTTCTAAATGTCCTATCGTTGCCATAACCATTTTTGGCATAATTAGTAACTTTGATATTTTCATTTAATACTTTGTTTAGTTGGCCTGGATATGAAAAATTAAATTGAGTCAATGGGGATTCTAAACCACTATATAAATTATTCAATGGATTTTTATCCCCATCAAATTCAAACCCACCACCTGCGGTGTATGATGTACCGAAACAATTAATATATTTAATTTTTGACATTGTTCTTTTTTAATCCGTATTTAATCCAACGATACCATATTCTTTCGTGTATATAATACTGAATAGGTTTATAAATCAATTCTGCCACTCCAAATGCAGTTCCAACTTTAATTGAACCACTTATCCACCACATCAATAAGAATCCGATTAAGGTACTTAAAATTCGATATGAGATGGTTTTAGCAATGTGTCTTCTTTTATCTACGGTCATAACTTACCATCTGTTTTCAATTGTTCTCTGATAGCAGTTGCAGATATTTCCTTTATCTCATCCGGAGGACAATGTTCTATCACATCATATCCAACTCCTCTGCCAATATTGATTGATTCAATATCAGGTATGATAATAATTTTAACTTTACCTTCTTGAATTATATCTAATAATTCATGTGTAAGATTTTGCAATACTTCTAATGGAGTCCACGGGTTTTTCTCATCTGGTTCTACATCTCTAATACAAATTAGAACTTTCTTACCCTCATTCAATCTTTGGTCGATTAACCAACGATGGCCTTCATGCCAGGGTTGCCATCTTCCAATATACATTGAATACTTTACATCATTTGATGATGATTTGAATGCTGCCTGTGCTAGATACTTTTTCATTATAACTTATTTTTTATTTTATTATATATTTCTAATGCTATTGATTCGTGTCCTTTTATATTCGGATGATAATCGTTTGTCTCTTTAAGTATATCTATTATTCTTTCTAGTTTATCTGATATAAACGCTGCTAATCCATGTGATGTAACATACTCAACTTTCGTATTATCCATTGTCATAAAAATTGAATTATCAATAATAATTTGGTCATCATAAAATTTTTTCCAAAAACAATTTTCAAGATAAACTACTACAAAATTAATTTTTTTAGATACTAATTTATACAACAAGTTAATAAATTGCTTATCTCTATTGATTAAAAACTCCATTTCATTAAAATGTTTATCTAAAAATGTTTCCCACAACTTAAATTCTTCTGGTTCTAACTGCATACCATAGGTGTAATCAGTTGTCATCATTGTAGAATATCCTTCATTCTTTGGGTCTTTTCCATCTCTTGCTCCCCAATTGGTAATGATGTATTGATTTCTAGTTGAATCCCATAGTTCGGTTCTACCCCAACCGGAATATTCTAATATGAATAATTTATTAGAAGTATTTTCATTCTCAATAATTTCTTCAACATTGCGAATTAGATAATCAATACCACTTCCACACTTACCTAAGTTTCTAACTTTTGTCTTTGATAATTTACTTAAATGTGATGGCCAAGATACTTCAGATTGTTTATCATATATTATATTTTGTTTTTTATAATATTCTTTTACAATTGGTTCATATAATCCACCACCCTCAGTATATGATGTACCTATACAAATAATTTCCTTCATTACAATTAAATTATAATTTATTAATCTTATTGAGATTATTTATTAATTTTGAAAACGAAGTATCCGGTGAATCCTTTGTAGTGTTAATATCAATAAAGTTCACTTGCGGTTGTTCGTAGTTAGAAACGTGAAAATGGTCTCTTTCTCTTGCTTCGGTAGTATGTACAAATATTTCAACAATATCGTTACCGATTTTATCTTTGAATTCTTCTCTTAAATCTAAATATGGAGCTACTAATGATACTACCACATCACATTCGCATGTATGTAAGTATTCTACTAATGCTTGTGCGTTTTTTATGTTAGTACGTCTACCTTGTTCTGAATAATCTTTGTTTTGGTAGATTTCTCTTAAATGGTCACCATCTACATGGAAAACTGATTTTCTCCAATTTCGTTTTTCAGTTTGTAAAAACTTATGCAACTTACTACCTAAAACTGTTTTTCCTGCTGCAGGCTGACCTGTAAACCAATATATCATAACGTATTATCTCTTTTTATTTTATATCCTTTTATGTGATATGCTTTATCATGTGATTCACACACAATATAATTACCATTAAGGAATTCATGTACTGCTTTAACAACACCAACGTGAATTTTAGTATCACCAAAGGAATAAGTATCGTTTTTTAACATTTCTTCAGTTGTATTTTTTATATCATATTTTTCATATGCATCTCTACCACCACTAAAATCATCAAAAACCATTATCCCACCATCTTTTAATTTATTATATCCGTTTTCTACATCAGATTTAACAATATCATATTCGTGGCCACCATCAATGAATACAATATCATAATAATTACTTTTAACATTATGTATTTGTTCTCTTGAATCACCTTCAAATACTGTAATAATATCATCTACTTTGAATTTTTTTGCTTCTGACCATAGATGTGCTTTCCATGTTTCTGGATTACTTTCATCATATGCCCATTCTTCATCTTTATCTATTGTGAGATTACCTTTAAACCAATCTATAATATGTAGTTCACCATTTATGTATGGTAATTTTAAAATTTTAGCATTTTCAACTGCATCCCATCCCTGTGCACAACCTATTTGTAAGACACGTGGTCTTTCCTTTATACTGCTTGGGTTATCACCATATCCCCAAAAGTTTCCATTAATATGTGTAAATATAAACATGGATATCCACGGTAGTGGCATATTCCAATCATTTGGATGAAAAGTTTCCTTTTCAGATTTTTTAACAAAATACTCACTCATATCTAATGGTGATATTTTTTTAAATCTTGACATAACTTATTTTATTTATCTATGATAATAAAGAATAATATTCTTTAAAGTGTTTTATTCTATCCGGTAATCCAATTGTTCCACCATTTACTCTTTTAGTAATTTTTGTTACTACTGCATCACTAGCCCCTTCATCTGCAATCTTATGTAATCCATTTTTAGAAAAGAACCATGCTGCCGATGCAAGTGCATATTGTGATGCTACTAACTCTGGATTAGCACATACATCTACTCCGATTGATTTACCAAATGCAGTATAGTTTTCTTTTCCTGTTAATTGAATGTATCCTCTACCACAAAACTTTGCACCTTCACCACTTGCTTCAGTTCCATTACCCATTCTATTTGAGTAAACTTTGTTTGCAATCTTTGCAGGTTGTCTTTCGTATGCTTTAGCTAGGGCTTCAGTTGGGAAATACTTTTTGAATATACCCATTAATCCCTTTGCAGAATAGTTTAGATTTTCTTTTGTTAAACGGAATCCACCGCTCTCATGTCCACATTGTGCAAGAAAGTGTGCTACTCTTAATGGAGTATTAATACTAAACTTAGTTGCCACTTCTGGAATTGAATCAATTACTGATTGAGGAACGTGTCCTTTAAGTTTATCTAATTTCAATCCACTTGTAGATGGAGTTGATATCGGAGTTGATACTACTGGTTTTGGTGTTACTTCAACACTCTCACCCATAATCATTTTCCATGTCTTATCACCAACTATACCATCGGGTGTCAATCCATTTTTTGTTTGAAATGCTTTTACTGCCTCTTCGGTTTTAGGACCAAAATTGGTAACTGCTGGAGATATCCCCAACTTTTCTTGCATTAATTTTACATTTTCGTTATTGTCACCTTTTTTTAATAACATACATATCTCCTATTCTTTAATCTAAGTTTGATTTTAATTTACTACTAATTCTACCTAATTCCATTTTATCAATACCCAATCCATCAATTATTTTTGCCAATAATTTAATTTTTTGATTATAAGATAATTCTTTACCATTCATTAATTCTAATGCTTTCTCAAATTTTATTTTGATTGCTGCCGGAATTACTGCTGTGTTTATTTCATCAGCACCTTCCATAATTTTTTTTAGTTTCATAATTTTACTTTCTCCATATTGTTCATCTTCATCATCTAACCCCATAGCAACGGCTGCAGGTTGTACATGATGGTTTGGTAACATTAAACCATATTCGGTTTTTAATTTATTAAGAATTTCTTTTTTAATATGATTTGGTAACCCTTTATGCGATGTGGATGCAAAATCCTTAGCATCTTTATCAGTCATATCCTTTGCCACCTTTGCAACTTCCGGACTTGCAGGTTTCTCGCCTTTTTGTGTAGCGTGAACCATACCCATAAATCGTTGTTGTGCTTTAGATACTGATGGCATATTTCTTCCTTATTTAGTATAAATATAGAATTTTAATGTTTTATATGTTGAACTCTCCACTTAACGTTCTTAGTTCTCAACATTTGTTTTGCTGCTGATACGTTTTTCTCCGAATCATCTACAAAATAAATATCATCATACCCTTCTTTATCAATCATATTTTCAATCCAATCTGCTTTATCTTTTGGATTATTGGATGCAAGTGCAACCACATAAATTTTTTTAGAATTTATACCTATATCACTTAAATATTTTTTGATTGGTTGGTATGATGCTCGTGCTGTAAGGATATACACCACCTCTTTACTTTTTTGAACGATACCTCTAAGGATTTTAGTTATCTTTTGTATCTCTTGTGGTTCTTTTACCTGTTCAAAATCTTTAAAATCATAAACATCACCAGGTTTTTCAGTATACACTGCATATTGGCCGGGTGTCAGTTTACTCTTCATTCCATTATTATGGGTGACGTAGATATAAGAGTTTGTTTTGACAAGAGTATCATCAAAATCAAATATTCGTAAATTTTTACTTTCAGTAAATAAATTTCTTGAAATCATAGATGTATATAAATATTACTAACCTTTTTAATGAGTAAAGATACGAAAAAAAGCTTAGATTTCCAAATTTATTTATACTAACTATTTAAGAAATTGGATAAGAAACCAGATAAACGATTAGCCCTTTCCATAAAGAACCCCTTCTCTTCGTTTGTAAGTTTTTTTGGTTTGATATAATCAATTCCAACTATACCAATACATGCTTCAGTTTTTATATCAAAAAGTGCTATACAATAAGCTGCTTTTGTACCACCTACTTCTGCTCCTGGTTTTAATCCGAATGTTGCGATGGTTGGGTCATCAAAATTAGGAATAAAAATATAACCAGTTTTAAGTATTTCATCGATTGATTTTGCAAATAGGGAAAGGGGTATATTTGTAAATGTGTGTGCTATTTTAGCAATTCCTACTCTCTCTACTTCATGTACTATTGAAAATTTCTGAATGGATTTATTTGTATGTAAGTAATGACCTCCGTTATGGAACATTGATATCCAAACTCTATCACCATTAAGTTCTTCGCGAATACTTTCGATTTCTTCTTCAATAACAAGTCCTTGTTGACATCCTTTTTTAATAGGGTCTTCTTTGTCTTTCTTAGATAATTTAATCTTAACCCATTCTAATACGATTGGACCGATTACTGCTGTTATCAAAGCAATAAGAATTGTGGCAAATATTTCCATTTGGTGTGACATTACTTTTTAAACCTTTAGTTTATGATAGCCAGTGTTTGCTTGTTCTATATAATTTTCAGAATTTGTTATATGGTCTTGTATCCAACCAGGTAGGTTTATTTCGGATTCTCCAATTTTTGTTTTTAATTCTGTTGCATTTTTTATAATGGAATCTAATTGATTTTGAGCCATAGATACTTCGTGGTCTTCACCCTCTTTAAGAGGTTTAAATGCATTTGCGTAAGGATTACTATACACCTTACCCAACTCCACCTTACGACCGTTCCAGTCCATTCCAGTCATTATATTTTTTAAACTTATCATATGATTATCCTATATAGCAGTTTAATTCGTATTTGGTTTTCATACCATATACTTGGATATGTAATTGTTTTCTTTGTACTTTACCATCTTTTGATAATTCAATACTGAATTTATTAGTCTTTCCTTCAGATGGTTTTTTCGGACCCATTCCTATTTTTGTAAAAGAATCATCATCGTTAATAGTGTATCCTTTTTTTTCCGCATATGCTTTAGCAGTATTAATTGCTGATGTATATGAATCATGATATACTTCGTAATCAGATTTTGCTTCTTTAATTACTACAATTCCATTTTCATCACCTCTTTTAGCAGTTTTGATACCACCTTCGATTGAATCTAATTTATGTCTAACTTTGGTTGAACCTTTTGTATTACCAATTTTATCGGATGGAATTAATGTTGCAGAATAATCATCCATTGCCACAATTTTGTAATATTTTCCATCTTCAATTCCTTTTAACATTGTAAATCCCTGTCCTAAAATTACCGAACCTACTTTTAAATCAGTTGGATATTTTGCTTCCGTTACCGATTCACTAAATGCTTTGATAATACCTTGTGCAAATTTATTATTAGCTTTACCTACAATTGCAGTTGAAATATCCATTCTATTGCTTAATGTATGTGGACCTTTCATTTTAAGAAATGCAAATAATTTTCTAGCATGAATATTATTATCATCAATAAACTTTTGAACCGCATCTCCTCTAAGACCTGTTAGTGCTGCAATTCCCATTGCTTCCACACTTGCTGCTTCGTTTACTGATTCCGTTTGAGCTTTTCTTATATTGGAAAGGGATTGTAAAGCGTTCTTTAATGTATTTTGAAATTTAGATTTTTGTTCTGAACTCTTAGTTGCAGATATTTTATCTTTTAATGCTTTAATTCTATTATTAAGATTTTGTATTTTATCACCTTGTACTGATTCAGCTATTTGTAATTCATCTTGATATTGGGTGATTTCGTTATAATCTGAATCTAACAATTGTTCTTCAATATCACGTCTTGATGCTTTGGGATTTTTACATACAACTACTGCAACTTTCTTTTTTGTGAATGAACCACCTCTATCATACATTTTCATTATTTCTTTAAAATGTACATCGTTTTTACTCATTTCATTTACTGATTCACCAAACTCACCTCTACCATCTTTTTCTGCTGCTCTCATTGCACTACTACTATTTCTCATATCAGGAGATGCGTTTTTAAGATATTTAATAACTTGAATTTGTTTTGCTAATAAATCCTTATATATTTTAGCATATTCTTCTTTAGAAACTAAACCATTTTTTAATAAGAATAATATAAGTGCAGGTTGTTTACCCCTAGTCTTTACATCTGATTGGGTAGTACCGGTTAATTTAGCTAAATCATTTGCTACATATATTCTATGTCCTAACGTTTTACCTACTAATTTTGTTATGGGTTCGTTTACATATGCCATTGCTAAATCCAAAATTTCAGTTGGTGTCATATTTTTATCGGTATATTGTTTTTTACCGAAATCATATGTTGCTTCTGATAACGATTGGTGAAAATTTTCACGAATCAATTTTGCAATTACCTTTTTTAAATCATCCATTCTCATACTATTATTATTTTAATATATCAATAAATATTGAATTATTTTTTTAATCGGATTTTCCAATAAACTCCTGCAGCAACATATGGTTTAAATTGACCATTTACTCCATCGATTGTTGTGTTTGTAACTCCTAAATTAACTTGATATATCTTATCTTTTTTAGTTTTTAATATCACTCCAGTACTAAGACCATTAATAAAATCAGCCTTATTGAATTGACCACCAAATCCAAAATAAACTTGATTCTTAGGTAATTCTTTTACTATTGTAGTTTCTTTTATAGTTCTTTGTTTAACATTTGCGTTAAAAGTTCTACCAAATATTTTGTTTTGTGAAATCGTATCGGTTACTGCAACTGTTCCTAATGAATCAGGTAACACTAATACGTCTTTATATAATACCTTTGTATAGTATTCTTTTAGGATTGCATTAGTATCTACGTTTGCAGGTACTATAACTTCTTTTTCTACGATTGTTTCATGGTAAATATCTTCACCCTTTTTAGTTACTACTTTTGTCTTAACTACTTCAATTGTATCAATTTCATGTTTAATAAGTTCATACTTTTTACCATCTACTTTTACAATTTCACCCGTTCCTTTTTTGTTTCCACCACATTGTTGGAATACAACAATTGCAATTAATAATAATAATGCAATGTTTTTGATGTTTAATAATTTTTTCATAAAATTTTGTTGTTTGTATTACTATAAGTATTAGAATGTCATTTTAGAACCAATTTGGAAATTATGTAACAAACTGAATTCGGGTTCAAAACCTATATTTGCTTTATATGCAAAGTTAAATCCAAATCTTTTACTAATTCTATAATCAATAGCAGTTCCTAATAATGCACCCGGTGTTCTACTTACAGCAGTTCCACCCGTTACTGTGTTATATGCAATGGGTGCTGACATTAGAAACACCTGTGGTGAAATTGTAAGTTTTTTTGAGTATTGATATGGTTTAGTCCAAAATACCACTACTGAGGTTGATAGTGATGTGTTATATTTCATTTCAGTACCTTGCATCATTAAAGTAATTACACCTAAGTTATATCCAAACGTACCTAACGTTGGGTGTGGTTTAATCCAAGTATATCCCAGTAACCCCATCAACGTACCTTTAAGATATGCAGTGGTGAATGAGTAACTATTAAGTGCTGTTAATTTACCATCCTCAATTACCATTTTAGTAACTCCTGTTGATAATGCGAATTGGTCAAATGTAGACCATATCAACGCAGATGTGGAATACGATTTATCACCCATTAGGGATGATTTAGATACACCTACTGACATCATTACTGCATATTCACCCTCTGCGGATTCAGTTCCTGCTAAATCAGATGATAGTATCATTGGGTTTGTAATTGCAGCTTTTTTCTTTTCCTTCTTTTCCTCTTTCTTCTCTTCCTTTTTTTCCTCTTTCTTTTCCTCTTTGGACTCTTCTTTCTTTTCCTCTTTCTTTTCTTCTTTACTTTCGGATTTACTTTCCTCTTTCTTTTCCTCTGATTTAGTTTCGGTTTTCTTTTCTTCAGTTTTTGATTCCGTTTTACTTTCCGTTTTGGTTTCGGTCTTACTTTCCGTAGATGAAGACGATGAACTACTTGAAGATGAAGATGACGAACTACTACTTGAAGATGATGATGATGAACTACTTGCAGGTGGAGGTGTTGAACTACTACTTGCAGGTGGAGGGGTTGATGCCGGTGGTGGAGTTGCTACCGATGAAGTTGCTGCTGTTGCAGATGAACTTGCGGCGGATGATGCGGATGAACTTGCTACCGAAGAAGCGGATGATGATGCTGCACTACTAGCGGATGAACTTGCTGCTTTTGCTGCTGCTTCTGCTGCTGCTTTCGCTGCGGCATCCGATGCTGCCTTTGCTGCTGCATCTGCTGCTGCTTGTGCGGCGGCAGATGCTGCTGCGGCTGCTGCTTGTGCTGCAGCTTGACTTACTGCTTGTTGGACCGTTTGTTGAACTACTATATTAGTTGGACACGCTAATGTGGAATATGCTAAATGGGTAGTTTGTAACCATGCATTTAATATACCACTTTGTACTTCAATGGGAGTAAATGTTCGAACTTGATTATAAAATGAAACTACTGCATTACCTCTTACATAAGTTGTAGTTGCAATTTTTATTTCACCGGTACATTTATCTACAAATGATTGTGTGAATACTTGACCATTTACTTTTTGTGCAAATAGAAAAATACAAATTATTATAAAGTTTACTATCCATTTTTTCATTACTTATTATTCAATCCGATTGAAATTTGAGAATACCCTCTAATTGGGTCAGTATCTACTTTTAATGTAACGAATTTGAAATCTCTTATTATTCCGATTTTGTATGTGGTGAATGATGTTTTTGATTTTGGAAATGAGATACCACCTATTGCATCTTTACCTTGCCATCTGATAACTTCATTACCAAATCCTATCATACCATGTATACCTATTTTACCAATTCGTTTACCACCACCTACATATAAAGTTGATTCTTTTTTCCAATCTTCTTTACTAAGTGGAAAGTCAACATTATTAATTTGACCATATGGATAGTATTGGTTTTGGTCTATTGCATAAGTCATTACATAATCCATAATGAAATATGATTTTTTACCACCAACGATTCCCCAAAATGCTGCTTGTTTATTAGTAGTATGCCCAAATCCAAATGAGGTATAAACTCTTTCTTTTCTAATAGTATCTCTTTTACCACTTTCGTATACATGAATTACACTTCTTTGTCTCCATCCGTAATCATCATACCAAATGTAAGGCATTGGTTGATACCATCCCCAATTATTCCATTGCCAACCCCAATTATTACCACCCCATCGCCAATTGTTTGGTCGTGCAATTATATTATAGTTTGGTCTAGATGTTTCTGGTGGATTGTTTCTCCAACTACTAACATTATTTTGTTGTGGTACGGATTGTTGAACTCTTTGTGTTGATTGAGATATTTGCGATGAACTACTTCCACCAGTTTGTCTCCAAGTTGATACTTGTGAAAATGCTAACGTTGGTAATAATACCAATAGGATTATTATACTTTTCATAGGACTATCTTTTATATAAATATAACATTCCATTTGCATCAACACAAATTGCACTCATATTCTCAATCCAATCACCACTATTTAAATATCTCTTATCGTTTATCATTCTGTCTTCTGGTTGATGGATATGTCCACATATAACTCCATCACATCCTTTTTTAGTTGCCATTGATAATGCGGTGGTTTCAAAATCATTTACATAATTTGTTGCAACCTTAACTGAATTTTTAATCTTTTGTGAGATGGATATGTAAGGTAAGTTTCTCCACTTACGATAGGTGTTGTAAACTCTATTTAACCAAAGTGCAAAATCATATCCAACTGCCCCTATCTTTGATAGCCATTTATACTTTGTAATGAATACATCTATCACATCTCCATGAAAACAATAGTATTTTTTTTCGTTCACATTTAGGATATAGTCCTCTCTTATTTCAATTGACCCGATATGATTATTCATAAATTCTTGAATAAATTCATCGTGGTTTCCTCTAATCCAAATGATTCGGGTTTTATTAGAAATCTTTAATAACTTACTGATTACTTTGGTATGACATTTTCTCCATTTAGAACCTCTATTCAATGCCCAACCATCAATTATATCTCCATTTAGGATTAAGAGGTCAGTTGGATGTTGTTCTATAAATTCTATGAATTCATCAGTTTTAGAATCTTTTATACCTAAGTGTAAATCCGATACTATGATTGCTTGATATTTCATGTCCAATAATTATGGTGGTGTTTAAAGAAGTTAGGATTATTTCGGTTTATATAACTTAGTATCATTATCTTAAACATCCATAATACTCCTTTATTTTTAAATCTCCTTGCAGATGTCCACACTCCCCTTGTTTTATGAATCCAAAATTTCTTTGGATTTATTTTAGATGAAAGTGAATAATCTTCTGCAAATAATTCTTCAGGATTATATCCACCAATTTCCCAATAGGTTTTAGTACTGAATATTTGAAAACCTCCTACTGCAAATGGTGTACCTAATAGTGTACTTAATCTTTGAAATTTATCAAAGACACGGAAAACCCAATTCCATCCCTTTTCTGTCTGAAATGGTGTGGTTACTAAATCTACTTCATAGTATGCCAGTGAAGTTTCCCATATGTTTTTTAATAGATTTTTGCTTCTTAACATCACATCTGCATCTAAGAATAGAACGTATGGTGTTTTTACCAATTGTGAACCATTTAGACGGGCTTTAGCAGGATATCCACCATTGATGGTATGAATTACTATGGAGAACCCAAAATCGATTCTTGCCCTGCTTAACCAATAAAGTGAATCCGCCTCATCAGAACTATCTGCAATTACTACATTAGTTCCTTCTATATCAGATTGTTTACAAATTAAACCTAAACAATCGTAAATGTTAATACCTTCATTTTTACAAGGTATAACGATAGTAAGTATTTCTTTTAGCATATAGGTATAAATAAAAAATCCCCATTTTTATTGGGGGACTTGTATGTTATTAAATTATTATTAAGTGCAATATTATTTAGCAGTTTTCCAACCACCACCTTTTGCTTTATAGTTTTTTGCTGCCCAACCATTTGCATATGCAGATGGGTAAACATCAAATTTTCTTTTTGCTGCTGCTTTAGATGCTGCCCACTTTGCTGGGTCAGTTGGTACATTCTTTTCTAAGAAAAGTTCCAACTTTTGTTCTACTGTCAGTTTCATTGTATTTTCGTTTTTCTTTTTTCCAGCACAATGTGCTTTTTGTGAGAAACCTTTTGGGTTACTACAATCAATTGATTTTTTATATTTTTGAGACCAATCTTCTTTTACATTTTCACTTGCCCCAGTCTTTACTAATGTAGGTTTTTGGCCTTTTTTTTGTTCTCCACCTTTCTTTGAATCACCTGCTTTAGATTGTGCTGCTCTTTTTCTTTTTACAAATGATGCTCTACCATCTTTTCCTAATTTAGAAGCTTTTGCATTTGATAAACAGGCTGCGTATGCTGAACCCTTTTCACTATCACCACATTTTCCTGCTTTTTCACCTTTAGAATTATATCTATCCCATCCACCAGTTGGTCCACTTCCAAACCACTTACGAAGGTCTTCATTTAATATGTTAGATAATTTTATCATATTACCACTTTCTACAAGACCAATAGTTTGCTTTTGTTCTTGGACCAGGGTTATCACAATTCATCCTTGCTCTAAAAGATTTTCTAGCAGCAGGATTATCTTTCTTAATTACCATTCCCTTTTGTCCGAAGTTTACCTTAATAACTTTACCAGTCTTAGGATTCTTTACATATACCTTAAACTTCTTAACATCACCTTGCATTGGTTTACCCAACTTAACTTCCCTACCTTTGTATTCCGCTTCAAAAACACAATTGCAATTTGCTTCGTTTAATTCAGTTGTATATCCTTTTAAATAATTTAAAAAATCTTCTTCGTCATCATCCTCTACATCTAATTCATCGTACTCATCTGAATTATCATATCCACATTTATGACAAGTATATGGGGCTTCTCCACCATCTTCTAAATCCCAACTCCATCCACATTCAGCACATTCTATTTCACCAGTATTTTCTTCGTTGATAGGAACACAGTTAGGAACTTGTCTTCCACCTTTATCTTTCGTACCTACTTGTTTGTATCCTTCCCAACAAGCTTCATTTAGTGATTCTTCTTTAATACTTCTTTTTTGTTGAATTAATTGTTGTATGTCTGAGAATATGTCTGCAATATCTTTATTTAACTTTTTTTCATCTGCACTCATTGGTGATTCTATATCAACATTAGAATACAATTTTTTCTTTTTAGCAATTAAGACATCTACTTTTTTAATTAAATCGTTTCTTACTTTATCTAAATCTTTTATTATATCAGATGTAGTTGCCTCTTTTAATATATTTTTTAACTTTATCATACTATTAAATATTATCAATTTTATTTTTCGAACACACCCTTTTTAATCATTCTACCTAATATTCTTGCACATGCTATATCCAATGCTTTCTTTGTAGATGTTCCAATGGTTGATTGATTAAATTTAACCTCATCCACAGTTGCATCTGAAAGAAGTGATAATTCTCTTGTTGTAATCGCTTCACCCAATCCACTTGCTGCTATGATTTCACCTGTCTCTGCATTTGTAAAACGAACTTGTAAACCTAAACGAGTTACTACTTTATTCTTAACACCATTACTTAAATTTACTGTCTCATCTTCGGATACTGAAAAATCATACACTTCAATTTCTACAAAATAATGTGCTAATCTAATCTTTCCTCTACCATCTAACTTATCTTGTGAAATACCAGATTGAGAAGCTTGAAACTGCTTCACCATACGATTTTTAATTTCTGTCTTATCCTCCGTAAACGTAAACCTGTTAAGATTCTCCAAATATTCCATCGTGATATTAGCCACACCCAAACCCACTTTCTTTTCTTTGAGTTCAGGATATTGCTCATAAACTTCATCACCAATACCACATTTGAGAATCTGTATTGGGATTTGTTTACCTTCATAATCTAAGAATTGACTAATGTCTACTTTTGTTTCGAATGAAGCTTTGTAATTTTCTGTCTTTGTTGTTCCCACAGTTTGGGCAATGGCAACATTGCTTAGTAAAACACCAAGCAAAAATACTAATAATTGTTTCATATATTTTTTTTATGGATTCCATTTATTTAATGCACTTATATAATTACTTGTCATATGGTCTTTAACTGTCTGGCCAGTGAAAACTGCTTTAAGGTAATCACCTACTCTTTGCCAATCAATCATCCATTTTTTAATATTACCCTCATCATCAATTCGTAATTCGGTATTAACATGATGATATCCAATATTTGGTGCACGAGTAACAACATCTAAATTATGAACTATTCTTAGGGATTCTATCGGTGATTTATCAAAGTTTTGTTTAAATATTTTATTTCCAACTCTTGGACTACCAATGGTACAGCATATAATTTTATTTGATTTGTAAATCGAATAAATCTCATATGCAGATAAGGTTGAAACTGCAGCACCCAAACTATGACCACACACAATAATATTATCTATTGAATGTTCTTGACCTAAGTTTTTAAGTGCAACATCTAACGCCTGATATGTTTTATCTTTAACTGCTTCCCACGATGATTTGAATCCAATATGAACCTTTTCACCTTCTTCAATGAAAGGAACTTTATCAATTGATGCATCATTTTGGAAATCCTTTTTAGATGAACTGCCTCTCCAAACAATATAAATTGATTTATCTTTTGTTGCAACGAATCCCTGAGTATCGGATTTTTTATCCTCAATCCACTTAACTAATTTTAAACCCAATGATTTAAAATCGATGTCTTTTTGTTCGGAATAAACTTTTTCAGTTAAACCAACATTGTATAATATTTCTTCTTTTGTCATAGTATTATTGTCTTGATGGGTATACACCTTCCACACACATAATATATTTCATATTCTCATTGGGAGGGGTTAATTTAGGTAAAGCAAATGTCATTGATTGATAATTACCACCATATGTATTATCAAGTATTGAATACAATGCTTGATATTGATTTATTGGTAATAACTGTCCATTACATTCCATATATCCTTGTGGAGTAAAGTTTCCACCGAATAATTTAATAATTCCTATTAATTCGTCCATCTTTATTTTGTTTTAGGTTGTTTACTTTTCTTTAAAAATATATCCAAAATTGTTTTGGGACAATATTCTACAAGTAATATTAAACCCTTTCTCAATGTGGGGTTTTTTACTACGTGATTTAAAATTTCTTTAATAACCTCTTTAATAGCGAAATTTTTAGTGTCAAAATATGTTCCATCAAAATATCTTGGACTTGTTCCCTCACCATCTGGAGAACCATGATGAGCGTTTATAGAAGTACGCCAATAATCAGCGTGATTTTGCCATTCAGGGACTGAAACTAATTCAGGTGAATCAAAAAATAAGTTCCACGATAATACATTACCCTTTTGTAGCATATTACCAGTAGCTAAGTTAAAAATATCTAAAAAATATTGATTGAACTTATCTAGTTTGGTATCGTTTGTAGGAACTATTCCTCCTATTTCTACATTGATATGTCCTGTTGTAAATGCTTCTTCTTTTATAGCAAATTGTGGATTTTTAAATCTTGGAGATAAACCTTTTCCAAGTTGGAATATTGGTTCTTTAGGATTTCCTGGTAGATGTGTTGAAACACGAATTGCGTTTTCTTTGTCAATAGGGTATTTATGAGCACTATATTTTAATAATGGCCATATTGCTTTTAAATGACTACCTTGATGTTCACTTGGTGTTAGCCAAATTTTTCCCTCAACCATCATATCTGCAGCTATTTCTTTTGTAGTTTCATTTACCCACCCTCTTTGTCCAGTAACTGTTACCTCAACATTGATACAAATTTCATCGCCAACCCACATCCCCTGCTGAGGACAGATTATAGAATAAATTCTACCTTCATTAGTATATCCTATTCTAGAAATATAAGGAGCAAATTGTACATAACAACGTTTTGGGTCTTTTTTCCCATTTAGGGTATTCCAACTAAACATTGGCCATTTAACACCCCATTGTCTTTGTAGTAAATTAATGTTATCCATATTACCCAACATAGGTAATGAAGTTAAATCCGTAGTAGGATATAACATTTGCTTTTGATTTTTAGATGGAAACCCACCTTGCCAACCTGCAGGAATTTGTTCTTTTGTCATAATATTTTTATATAAATATAAAAAAGGGAGAAAATCTCCCTTTTATTAACCCAATTCTTCTTCGAATGGTTCTTCTTTTGGTTGTTGTTTTGGTTCTTCTTTTTTACTACTAAACATTTTACCTACTTCGGCAATACCAAAAGCACCTAATGTTATGTACATAAATGAATTGTAAATAAATTCATTTACAAGTAATTCTTTTCCTAAATACCCAGTTACCAAATCAGTAACTGCAAATGCTGTCATTACAATAAATGATGCAAACCCTACGATTGTTTTCTCATTCAAATCATTTGAATCTTTGAAAATATCAGTAAATTTAGCCATAGTCTTTTTTCCTTTTTTTTAATTATGAAACTATGTAACCTTTATTTTATCCTACTTGTTCGGCATCTTCATCTCTGATTTTGCCACATTTTAAACATTCTTCTTCACCGTCACCATCTAAATCTCCCCATACGTGCTCACATTGTCTATGTGCGAAGTACATATCAATTTTACCATCACCATCAAAATCTATACCATCCATTATACCATCACCATCTTCATCAACTTCAATACCAATTCTCGGTTGAACATTTGGTACTTGTTCAAATGTATCGTTTACCTTTTCTATTTTTGAGTTTTCAATAGCGGTTTGAAACGCCTCAGGTATTATTGGCGTGTTGTTTGGCGGAGTTACAGGCATATCAGCAGTGTTACTCATCGATGTACCATCTTCCTCATCCATCTTTTGAACTAACATCTTATCCTTATCGGTATCACTAAACCAATAGTCAATGATTTTACCATAAGAACCAATGAATGCTCCTAATAACAATAATAAAAGTTCTTTCCACTCTCCTTCTATTGATGATTTACTTAATATAGCGAAGAACATTCCCCCTACAATAAACATAAAACCACCCAATACCAATGCGGTGATGTACCATCTTCTGGCCATCATATTACTTAATAAATCTTTAAAACCACTTGGTGTTTCTTTATTTTCTGACATTTTTAATTATTTTTTATATTTTAAATTACCACTTAGGGGCTTCTTCTTTGAATTCATCACCTTCTTTTTTCTTTGGTTTTGGTGTCGGTGCTGGTTTAGCACTACCATCTCCACCTTTGTTGATGATTATAGTCTTACCTGATGCTTGTTGTGGTGCAGCTTGATTAATATTGATTATTGGTGCTGCTTGTTGAACCGGTGCTTCATCTTTTTCACCCGTAATAATTTTTGTTACATATGCTGCAATACCTAATGATATTGTACTTACAACTGTGATTAGAATACCTTTAAAAGATTTTCCTGTTGATTCCTCTTGTTCTTCTGCCATTGTTAATTCTCCTATTTATAGTTTGTTAAAATCCGTTATTCCTAATTGGTTGCCCTTTGCATCAAATAATCCTACTCTATATGCAGATGATGGTAAAGCAGTTGTATATACTTTTAATATATTATCACCAACTTTTACATCACTTGTTGATTTAGATACTACTCTATTAGCAATATCAAAAATCTTTATAGTTACAGTTTGTGCTACATCACTTTTTACATTCATAGATACTTCCGATGTTACGAATGGTGATTGTAATTTAATACCAACCGCATTAGCTATTTTTAAATTATCAGTAGCCTCAGGTCTGATTGGTTCTATTAAATCATCCTTATAACAACCTGTTAATAATACTGATAATGCAATTATTGAAATTAATTTTTTCATATGGTTTCCCTTATTTGGTTATTATTGTTGTTTTACCTATTTCTTTTTTAGTAACATCTTCTAATAACAAATATAAATATTGAGATTGTATTGAATTCGTATAAATCTTCTTTATATTTTCACCACTTTGACCGGTGAATCGTTCCCTACTTACAACTTGTCCACTTTCTTTATCAATTAAAGTTAAAGTATACACTCCGGTTGATGGTAAATCAAAGTAAATAGATTGTCCGTTCACTACTCTACTTTCCTTTACACTAAATATTTTTTCAACGGGCATAATTGGGGTTGGTATATCTACCTTATTACACCCCCAAAATAAAACCACTAATATAAATAATATCTTTTTCATTAAAATTGAAAGTTTGTTCCTATCATAAATAGGATTGGGTTACTCTTTTTATATCCAACTGATTCACTTAATTTATCCCAAGTTGTATTATATCTGATATTAGTGTTCAATATAAATCTTTTGGTTATTTTCCAATCCATAGATGTACCATAATATAAGTCTAAATTGAAATCATCTACATATGCTAAATCCGATACCGTTCCATCTTTGAATACTTTGTAGATATCACTCATTGCAAATATTTGTGGTGATATATTTACTCTTTTTGTTTTTAATGTATAGGTGTACATTGCCATACCTCTATAAGTCATTTCACTTGATGCCGGTATTTGTGGATATATTAAATCTTTAAAATCACCATTTGCATCTACTGTATATTTTCCTTCCCACTCACCCTGATAAATTCCCCAAAATGATTTTGAAGCAATTAAACTATATCCAAATGTCCCAAATTTTTTAGTTCTGAATACATCGATGAATGATAGTGTAATATCTTTTTGAAAATCAAAATCGGTTGAATAGAATGATTGTAATGTAGTAGTTCTTTTTTCAGTATTTTTACTTAAACCATACCCCACACCATAATAGTTCCATATAGGATTTATTGATGCTGCGAATGTATGTCCCCACTGCCCATTCATAGATGATTTATTATAACCCAAATTAAGAGTAGTAGATACTTGCCTTCCGATTAGACCTATTGAAAGATTTGATGATGACAGAACATCTTTTGAAAAATTAACATAGGATTGTAATATACCCACATCGTTCCAATCATCACTTTCTCCAAATAATTCTTTTGGTGATAGTTGTAATGTATCAGGTTTTGATGGAGTTTGAGAATATCCCCATATTTGTACCATGAGTATAAAAATAAGAGTAATTATAAACTTTTTCATTATGTTACAAGTTTAATAGTTTATTTTTCATCTCTTTGTAAAAAGCCGATTCAATAGTTCTCCCCTGCAGATAATCTTTTCGTTTATATTCACCATTAAATAACCATTTTTCAGTTTCAATATCATCTATTAGGTAGGCCACTTCCATATCTACTTCTTCTTCCGTATATCGGAAACCATTATACCAGTTACCAGGAACTTGGTTAAAACACTTAACATTTACGATTTTATATTTTCCACCTTTAATGATAAAATTTTTCATTTCATCATATCCAAAATTAAATTCCATAATTTTCTCCTTTTTAGTTTATTTTTATTTTTAATGTTTTTCCATCTTTATTAACTGCATCGGTTGTTGATATTGAAGTCAATCCTAATATTCCAGTTAATCCAATTTTTGGTACAAACGTTATTTTATATTCCGTTGTTTTATCTAATAGAGTTGACCCATCGGTTATCAATGAACCTAATGTAATATAAGTACCTCTATCAGTTCCAAAATTGGTTGGGTTTCCCTTAGTTGTAAATTCCACCTTCTCAAAACTTAACGAGGTATTATCATAGTTTAATTGAAATTGTGTTCCCACCACTTCTTGTTGTAATGGGTCTAATGATATTGTAACTATAACTTTATTACCTACGTTTTCACCCATAATTAAAGCATTTACTTCATTTGAAACTGAATTAGTACTCAAACTCATAGTTCTAATAGAATTACCTGCAACACCGGTTACGGTTTGTTGTGCAGAATGAGATAAGTTTACATCACCTTTCCAAGTAACATTTACATTGTATGAATTATTAAGTGTACCTGTGTTTAAACTAAACGGAAATAAACTTCTTGTTGAATTGAATTTGGTATTCCAATTAGATTTAGTAATTCCATCATAATCTGATTTACTATAAAGTTTCATCAGAAAGGTTAATAGTGGGTTTTGTGTAAGTGGTTGAACTCCTGTCAAATGTTGTAATAGTTTGTATGTATCCGCCTCATTAAATACACCATTGCCATCAACATCCGCGTTCATAAATTGAATACCATTCGTAAATTCATTTCCACTTTCATTCCCAAAGAGTCCACCATTTGATAATTCTTTGAATGCAATAAACACATCCGATACGGTCACAATACTATTATACAAAGTGTTTAAATCCGTTTGATTGGTGTATGTTAATTCAATCCCATGTTCTTTATATGACATTGTTGGTGAGAAAGTAAATTCGGCCCTAGTTCCATACCAACCATCTTGTAATCTTAATTGAGCTTGAAATGTTGATGAAGTTATTTTTGTTGTTAAATTACCGGGCATTATATATGTTTTCCAAAATCCACTTACATTACTAATGGTAACCGGTCCATCATATATGTCAAATAATTTAATTGATGTTATATCGTTTGGAGATACTCCCGTTCCATCAAATTCTCTTTCATCTATTAACAATTGATGTCCACCTAAAGTTGCATTATATGGATTTATTATTGCCCATTCAACTTGTCCGGCAGATGTTAATGCTTTATATCCATTACCACTTACTTTTGCGGTGTCCAAATCATTTGTAATATCAACCTTACCTAATCCACTTATTGCTCTTGATGTATTGGTTGTTGTACTCCATAGATTATTTACATATCTATTTGCCTTTGTTGAAAATTTAGTTTCATCTATATTACTACCAAAATCAAAATTAAATTTAGCTGTTAAAACTTCACCATTTGAATGGGATACGCTATTGGTGTAAAATTCAGTAAATGTAGCATCATCAGGATTAGTCCAAGTTCCATATTCAATTATGTATGGATTAGTCCAATTGTTTGATAAGTCATTCCATGTTGATTGTCCGTTCCAATTTGTTACCGCATAGTTTTCACTACCATTAACACCATTTGGTTCACCTTGTGCCCAGTTGTTATATACGCCGGCAATGTTTCCATTAAGTTGTCCGTTTTGGGTTTTCATTACCGTTCCCTTTTCAGGTCCCGCATCAATTACCCATCTACCATCAATTACTTCATCCGTTGCCGCAAACCATATATTAGCTTGAGGAACATTAACATATATAAACGCATTTTCATCGGCAGAAGTAATTGTTACCAAATAACCTTTTTGTCCTTTGAATGTTGATAATAATGATGCTGCTCTAGCACCAGTATAAGTTGTACCTGCCGTTACGGGTTTATAAAAATGACCATTTACACCATTGTAATAAAATCCTGTTGGATTGATTGTTGCAGCAACTGATAATTTTACATTACCAACTACTGAACCTGTGTTTATTTTTAGAGAAGCTAATGCAGTATTGATACTTGACATTGTACCCGTTATTACTAAACGAGTTTTATTACCACTTAAAGTAAATCCACTTGCTGCAGTTAGACCCGTTGTTGTATTTAATACAAATGTTGTACCTGTTGGGAATTCTACTAAACTGATTGATGCTAATAGAGTTGCTGTAGAACCGAATCCACTTAAAATAAAACCACTTGCATCTTGTGCAGTTGTGGATGGTAAAAAAGATTTAGAGTCCGGAGCAGATACACTCTGTCCGAACCCTAAAAATGAAATAAATAATAATAAAATTGTAACTAATTGTTTCATATTATTCAACTATTAGGTTTATTTTTTTACCACTACCATCTACGGCATCTGATAATACAAAGTAAAATAATCCTGCTGTATTTGTTAATGTTGTCTTAGGTGTAAATATTAATTTATATGGAGTACCTATTTTAATTCTTGCAGTTTTTATTTGGTCCATAGAACCAAATGTTAATCTACCATTCTCATGTGTAGAAAAGTTGGTAATAGTTGAACCTGCATCGAATATTACATTATCTAAAGTTAATTTAGATTCATCATAATTCATAATCACTTCTAATCCAGCTAATCCTTCTTTTGTTAAATTAGTTGTTAGTACCACCTTACCACCTTCCAATGTAGAGGATACACTTAATTTAGCGGTTTCCAATACCGGTGGAGTATATGCCATTGATTTTATTGACATTGATTTATTAACTCCAACTTCACCATTAATTGAATTTGCGTAGTTACCAGTTGCGATTCTACTTGCAATTTCAGTTAGAGAAGATGAGTGAGAGAAATCCAAATCACCATTCCAAGCAAAAACCATATCTACTGCTTGAGTTGCCGATGTTACTGTTGTTATATACTTATTTGTGCCATCTAACCATCCTTGATTTAATAATGAACTACCATAACGAAGTGATGTTGCAGTAGATGATGGGATGAATGCTTTTGTACTCATATCAATACCCATTATATGTGAAAATAAATAATATGCATCGGTCTCATTATAAGTACCTGCACCTGCACCATCATCTTTAGATACATTAGCCATTAATAGTTCTCGATTATATTTAAAAAAGTTTTTTGTACCACTAATATCAGTTTGGGCAATACCTAAAAATACTTTATATGCATCAGACACTGTTATAACATTGTTCATCCATGTTTTACCATTTGGCGGACTCACCATTAATCCAATCGTATCTCCTACTTTAACTTCGGTTGTAAATGTTGCTTCACCACTTGCATCTAATTGTTTAAATGCTAATGGGGCTTTAGTCCAATCAACATCAGTTTTAGTTGCGTTTAATTGTAATAACGAAATCCCGTGGTCAGCAATCGTATATCCTTGTGGAAACAATACTCTCACCTTAAATGAAGAAGTACCACCTTTTACTGAACCTAATGATATTGTACCAGGATTTGTGGTGATTGGAGTAATACTTGCACTTGTAGCATCGATTGAATACGCTAAATCTAATTTATGAATATTTGTATAATCAACTAAATCTTTGATTACATATTTTTGAGTTGCTATATCACCATTGATTGCGGCATCGGTTCTTTGTACCGTCAATTGTCCAACATTCCAATCTGCATTTACTGCATATGCCCACGGGGTTGCTAGATATTGTGCATATAAACTTGTAGCGGTAATACTATTTGCGGTACTTGCTGTAAATTTATACCCTGTCCAACCTGTGTAAAATGTTTGTACCGATGTTCCTTGTGAAAATGTGGTTGAAACGTATGCAAGGGCTTTGTTATTATATTGGTATCTTAACCAAAAATAACGAGGTGTATTTGTATCTTTAATAACAGTATACTTCACCGAAAGAGTATCACCAACTTTTAAGTTTGTGGTGGGTGAAAACGATTGATTTACTGCCAATTGTCCGTTAGACGTAAATGCGATAGTAGATAGTATTAATATCCCTAAAAATGTTAATAGTTTTTTCATTGTTGTTGCTTCTCAATTTGTTTTACTAATGATTCACATGCTTTTTTAATAGCATTACTTAAACTCTGTTGATTGAATTTACCACCCTCATCAACTATTAGTGTAGACATTGAGATTTCAGATGAACCCGCTTCTACTACAATATCTTTTCCTTTTTTACCTTCTTTGAAAAGATTTGCTTTTAAGCGAACAACAACTTCATCTTCATTTTTATGAAATACCGAAATGTTTGTTTTAGTTGATAAGACATCTAAATAAACAATTTCAACTTTTAATCTATATTTGGCATCTTCAGATAACCCATATCCCTTTTCTTGTAAAAACTCTTCTAAGATATTTTTTACACCAAAAGCAAGATTACGATTTCCTGCTAACTTACCAATTTTAACCCGATTTTCTACGGATTCAACAAAGATATGGTCTTCTGCAACATACCATATATTTTCCGGTGAGTTTTTGAATGTACCATCGATTCTCCAACTAATCCAATTTGTTACATCTCTTGCCATTTCATGTTTACCAGAAAATTCAAGATATACAAAAAATAATTGGAAACATAGAGCGAAAAAAATCCATGCACTTACTACGGTCAATAGTGCATTTAATGCGTAACTATGTAAATTACGGCGTAAACTTTGAATTACCTGTTTCATATAATACCTTTTTTTTAATTAAAAACTAAAACTAAAAAATAACTTATTTATGAAACGTGTTGTTGCTAATAAGTATTATTTAAAAACAAAAAACCTCATTGTTAAATGAGGTCTTGTAATTCTTTATTAAAATTTTCTTCGGATATCTTTTTAAATTCATCTCGTTTATCAAAAGCACTAAGATGATTTAATAGATGTGAATTATTTCGGTATTTGTAATTTTCACAAATTACTAAATTTTTTATTTTAAATTGATGTATTTCCATATCAGTAGTTACCATCAGTTTTTCTGCAGCCCACATTATAAATGTATCTTCAAATCCGTAATGACTGAACGTTTCAGGTATTCTAATTCTTCGTAATAATTCGCCTGATATACAAGTGAACCACCCTCCTCCAAATTTAAATCTCGGTTGATTAGGTATAGTATTATTGACCACTTCTAATGTAACCTCTCCTTTAACTCCACAATCTATATACGGATTATTTGTAAGGTGATAATCTAATGGTTTTGTTAAATACTTTTCATTAACTAAACAATCCCAGCTGGAATCCCATACTCTGACAATCTCCGGTGTTATAATAGTATGTGGATATACTTCATTAATTGCTATTAGTGTTTCCTCTATATAAGATAGAGTTTTTTCTTCGAATATGATATCAGTATCTAACCAAATATAATAATTTGCAGTTGCTTGAGTTTCTAATGTATGTTTTCTATGAGATACACATCCCTTTATATCTTCAGATGCAGTAAAATATTTTGCACACCAATCGGTATGTGCTGATAGTTTTAATAATTTATCAATAAAATAACTTTTTGGTAACGTAGACCGTTTCCAATCAACCATATCATTTGCTATACACATACTTACATCCAACACCCATTCATGTGTTCCACTTAGGTATTTTGATGCACGTCTTAATTGAGTTAGTAGAATTTCTAAATCATCAATTTCATGTGGTAAAGTAAATATTGATATTACTATCCTCATTTATTATTTAGTATATTTTGTAAACCTACGAAAAATAATTCTTCGTTATATTTTTTATACTCCTCACGTTTATCTATAAATTGTATCTGTCCTTTATAAGTAGTTATCCTATCAAAATAATTTTCACAAACAACTATATTTTTTAATTTGAATTGTTTTATGGTAGGGTCTTGTAATATATTTGCACCCCACATTAAGTAGGTATCGTCTAATCCATAATGACCGTAGTTTTCTGGAAATGGGATTACCTTCATTAATTCTTTTGATATCAATGCGAACCAACCTCCACCAAATTTCATATATGGTTGGTGAGGAACATTGTTTCTAACCTCTTCTAATTTTGGGTCAACCCCATCACCAATAATGGTATCTATATGTGGATTATTCGTTGCTTGATATCCTATTGGTTTAGTTATAAATCTTTCATTAACTAAACAATCCCATGTGGAATCCCATTGTCTTACTATTTCTGGTATAGATACAAATTTAGTAAATCCTGCATACTCAATTACATCTATTGAATTGATTGAATGTGCTAGGGTTTGTGGGTCAAAGATTATATCGGTATCTAACCACAAATAATATTTTGAATCAGAATACCCTGCCAATCTTCGCATTGAGGTACATCCATTTATAGTAGTTGTAGTTTCAAATGTACCATTAGATGCCCAATCCGTTAAGGGTTTTAATCCTAAAAACTTTTTCGTGCAATCTTCTTTGGTAACACTACTCTTACCCCAATTAATTATTTCATCAGAGACACACATAACAATATTAAATTTAATATTATCACATTGTTCTTTTGTTAGATAATCCTTTCCAATATTTAATCGATTTAATGATTTTTCTAAATCATCAATATCTGTTGGTGATATCCAAATTACAATTTCTATCATACTAATTCTGCTACTTTTGCCATTTTACCAAATACACATATTGTATTCTGACCAACCAATGGTAAATTATCAGTTAACATAACCAATTGGTCTTTATCTATTATATATTTGTATTCATCTTTTATCTGCACTGATTCTCCTTTACTCTTTTTATTTTTAATATAATTGATAAAGGTATTAGGATTACTTCCCCATGTGATATTACCAATTCTAATAATGTTATAATTTTCAAAATTAGATTTAACTAATAACTCCATTCTTAGCTTGTGTTGTAAGTATTTGTTACCTCCTACCTTTTGGACATCATCAACTGAAATAGAACTAAAATAGAATAAACACTTTGTTCTATCTTGTTTATTTAATAATTCCATTTCACGCATAAATTCAGACTCTCTTATTTCATTACTATTAGAAACACCCGATGCAAAAAAGATTGTCCCCTCTCTATCATTTAAGACAGATGCAATATCACCTTTACCTACAATCATTATTTATATAAATTTTTAATTTGATTTTTAAGATACGGGTCTCTATCGTATTGATGTACTATTACAAACTCCTCTCCTTTTTGATTATAAAACTTACCATTTTTATATGTTGGAGTTGGTTCTAATAATGGAATTTCATTTTTCTTAATCCAAACTGTCCCCAATTGAGTTGCAAATCCTTCTTCTTGTGATACAAACTGAACTGAGTTTTTAAAATGTTCTAATTGGATTAAAACATTATATGCGGCTTGGTCTGAAAGTTGTTCTGGATTTGCAGTTGTTTTACTCCATCTATATATTTCAATAAATAGGTCTCTAATTGCATTCCTTTTTCCAATAATAGTTCCTGCACAATAACTGATTTGGTTTTTCATTCCAAACTCCCACTCCATTGGAAACGTTGTTCCACTATTGATACAAGTCCACGATTCATTTTGCATTATCATACATTCTGAAAATGCTAATATATTACCCTTCATCTGATTATTCAACCATTCCGTTGGGTCTTTTTGAAATATAACATCTTTTACATCGGTCCAAATGATTACATCTGTTTCATATGATTGTAAAAGTGAATACATATCCCTAAATCTTTGTAAGATAATGTGTTCTTGCAATTCCGATTGAAATAAAACCCAACCTTTCTTTGTAAGATATTCTATAACATTATTAGATACTTCATAAAGTAACATTACTTTCTCGCCATTGAATCCGCTTTTCTCAATTGATTCAACGTATGGTCTAATATCATCTATTCCGTATTTGGTTATACAACCTACTATTGTGTATTTCATTATAACTTTCTAATTTCTTCTATATCTTTTAAATAATCAACTATTTCATAATCTTTCCAATTGGTATAAGTTGGATACAAATCAGGTCTTTCATTATACCAAGCTTGAACCATTTGTTGGTTTTGAACAACATCATATCCACCGGCCATAATAACAAATTGTGCCAACGAATCCGGCCAACCAATTAATTTATCAATTGGTGCAATGGTATCATAATTTAATTCTAATATCCGTCTAAACTTTTCCCAACTCCAAATCCATTTTTGACAATCTATAATAAACCCACCACTAGCACCATATCCTTTGTTGCCAAATATATTTAATGGAACATTAGTATTACCCCCCACTTGTTCTATTATATTTAATATAGTTTCCGTTATTATATTTGCATTATATTCTAAAACTGATATTCCAAATTCTCTATTTTTAATAATACTGATTGGTTTAATGATAAAACTATCTTCTTCTAGGATAATCATAAATTTAGAATCGGATTTTTTACAAGCCCAATATATGTTATCACACCAGAGTAATGCGTTATCCTTTGGCCAACACTCTCTATCATTTTTATGATTTCCAAAATTACCAGGATATCCTATTTGAAATGGATTTTTATAACATTCTGCATTATATTTTTCAGCTATTTTTGTATAATTTTCAAAATCACCATTATCATCGACACTAATACAAATATCACCATCAGGATAAAACTCTTTAAATTTTCGGAAGGAATTATCAGCTGCTTCCCAATTTTTATAACCCCAAAGATATGCGTTTAATAATTTACTCATGTCTTGTTAATGTATATAAGTCATTTATGTGACTTCTTTTAAATTCATCACAAACTATTTTTACATTATCTTTACCTACCTGATTACACATTGGTATATAAATATTATGCATTGCAACTCCAACTCCATGTGGTGGATTGGTCTCCATTTCTATAATTGCATCTATTAAGTTTTTTGTCATAGAATGTGGGAATACTATAAAGGTATCACTTACAATAGGGACATGGGTAAATTCAGGTTCTCTCCATAAATAATTACATTTATTGAAATCATATTCGTATTCTTTAAATGGATTTTTATTAAATGATATATCAAATCTTGTTGATATTACTAAATCTAAATCCTCATCAAGCAACTGATTTAAACTATTGATATATGTGATTGATATTATTTTTATTCCGGTTTCAATTAAATCACCACCTCCTAATTTATTATAATTTGGGTCTAAAAATGTTGATTTTTTTGGATTGTATATTTTTACAATATCTTCTTTTTTTGGAGAGTCATATGTAAATAAGTAAAAAGATATTTCATGTCCTTCTTCTTTTAATGGATTTACAACATTACTCATAAACCCATCAATAGCATCTTCATAATTTCTATATCTACCAACCCCACCGTCATTGTATGAAACTCCTACTAAATTAATTCCAATTTTCATTTTTTATATTTTTCTATGTAATCTGAACAAACTCCCATACATTCACTAATATCATCATTATAAATTTCAGGCATTACTGCTATACTTCCTTTAATTGGTTGTTTACCAGGATATACCCACATCCACCCATTTGAAGTTAAAGTCATAACATCATTTTCATGCCAAAAATAGTTAAATCCATCAAATGAATTAAACCATTCCATCGCTTCTATATTTTTACAATGTATCCATAAACTATAATGTCTATCATTTAACCATTGTTGTGTTATACTATATTGAGGTTCATCATGACCTAATAATAGGACACCATCAACCATCCAAATATCGATTTCTACATTATAACCTGCATAAATAGCTTCATCAATATAATCTGGATGATTTTCGTTTTGTGGTATTTTACCATTTAAATTTCCTCTATGTGATATTAAAACCATACTTTATCATCTCTTAATATTCTGAAATCAATATTATCTGTTTTTTCGCATATTTTTATTAAATTATTTCTTTTTAAGAAATTTGTAAAATTATGTTCTGCCGAATCTATGTACCCAATTCCTTTATGATATTCTACAATATCGGTAAAAATATTACTAAACACTTTAGTTGCATTATCCATATTAGTTATAAGAATATTATCATCGTGGATTCCACTACCGCGGTAGTGATAATTGCAGGTATATATTTTATTTAAATCTAATAAATCTAATTTTATAAATCCATTCCCCATATCATATCTACTACGAATTATACAATCGTATTTAACTCCAGATTCTAATACATGTTTATAGGTACTTTCCCAACTATAATACATTGGAAAACTTCTAAAATTACCATATACATCATATTCTGGTAATGGTCTTGATTTATCATTATTTGGATTATCAATACCTTCTCTATATTTTGTGAATTTAAAAGGAGGTTCTATATATAAATATTTTGAGTTGGGGTATACTTCTTTTATAATATCACTATCCTCATTGTTTGTTATAGCATCACGTTTACTTTCCCATGCATGTAAATATAAATCACAATCATTGTTATCAATTATATCTTTCCAATAAGAATTATAACCTTCTTTCACTTTTCGTGGAAGACCGGTTAACATTAACGCAATTTTCATTATTTATGATTTTCTAAATAATAATTTAAATCTTCCGGTGTACCCAATCCCCACATCTTCTCAATGTTAAATGTTTTAATCTTTTTACCATCCCCAATTGCTTCGTTAAAAGTAGGACAAGTGTAGAACTCATTATTTGTTCTAATATTCTTATCAATCATTTGTTCTGCATACTTCACATAATCAGAACCTTTAGCCCAATAGTAAATACCAACTGTTGCAATGTCTGAAATCGGATTCTTTTCTGCTACTTCGGTTACATATCCATACTCATCCACTTTAGCGAATGACCATTTTGGATGGGTTGCAGTGAATGTTAAGATACCTCCATCAACTTTTTGTTCAATCATCTTATACATAAACTCATTGGAATCCCATTCTACGAATTGGTCGGAGTTTGCCATAACCAATGGGGCATCATTATCAATATGTTCTTTTGCTAATAGGGTGGTACACGCTGCACCATCAGTCAATCCATCTACTTCCACAATTTTACAATTAGGAGTGATTAAGTTTAATAGAGTATCTAAGTTATACTTCTCTCTATGTTCTTTTTGTACTACATAAATGTATGTAGCATCAATATTTAGATTGTCTACTACAACCTGAATCATTGGTTTACCTTCCACATCAATTAGTGGTTTTGGAAACGTATAACCAGCTTGTTGAAATCTACTTCCTGCTCCAGCCATTGGGATGAGAACGTTCATTTTACCACCTTGCCATTTTGGAATACTCATAATTTTATTTTTATTTAATTTATTTTCTATTTTTTCTAATGTCAAATCATATGGATTGTCTACTCGTAAGACACTGGCTCTGCTTCTACTTGCTGCTAATAACCCGTGTGGGGAATCTTCTACAATTAGGGTTTCTTCTGGTAGACATCCCATCATACTCATTGCCTTCCAATACATTTCAGGATGTGGTTTAGAGTTCTTTACATCCTCATTAGAGATGATTAAGTCCATATACTCAATTATACCTATCTTTGCTAACATAACCAATACAGACCTTCTAATTGAGTTTGAAGCACATGCTAACTTATACCCTCTATTTCTTAATTCCTTAAACAATTCAATCTTTTGTAAATCAGGTTGTAACTCTGAAATAGCTTCAATGGTTAAATCTTGTTTTCTATTCCAAACAGTTTCATATGTATCTCGTTGTAATCCTTTGTTTCGAGTAAGCAGTTCTAACTTTTGATTTGTTTTTAACCCATCGTATATAGAAAGATGTTCTGCTTCTGAAATAATATATTTGTTACTCTGTGCTATTTCCCATAGGGCTTGATTTAAAGTTTTATAATGTATTTCTTTTGCTTCTACTAATACACCATCTAAGTCAAAGATAATTAATTTTGTCATTATTTTCCGTATTTTTGCCAATCGTTGTGTTTAAATAAACCTTCGCTATGCCCTACCTTATATTCTTGTTGTGCCCACCACTTACTAATATTTCCTTCTAATGCAATTCCTTCACCTGCAAATGGTTTAACCACATCTAAATAAAATTGTTTCTTATAAAGACATGGGTTATTTGTCCAATTACCATAACGAGATGTTGTCCAAAATATATCTTCAGATTTGTTTATATATTGTGGAAATTCAGCTGCCGGGTCTAACCAATGTACCGAATCCAAAAGATGTGGTGAAGTACATTCAATTTCATCATCATAATAAGTAAGTTCTTTACCCATATGTTTAAATGAAAAATGTGGATTTCCTGGTTGTTGTCTATGTCTTAAACGAACCACATCCATTCCCATTTCAATTGCTTGATAACTTCTTTTTAATGTATCGTATGTAGTTTGGTTATCCTCAATCAAATTCCAATCATGTTCTAATACTAAAACATAATCTTCCTTTGCATTTTCAGTTAAACGAATGAATGCCTGTCCTATTCCAATATTCTTTTGTAAACCTATAAAATCCAATCCAAAGTGTCTTGCTATTTCCATGTCCTGTGGAGTTACCTCCTGAAATAGAATAGTAACATCGTTTACCATATCGAATAAACCATTTTCATAATAAGTGGTCAATGTATCTACAAGTACTTGTCCACTATGCCATGCCAATATCCCTATACTGATTGGTAATTTATTCATAACTTATATTTTTTTATAATGTATGTTTATTTCAGCCTCCACTTCATCATTAATAGTTTCTTTTACTATTTCAAATCCATTTGACTTTAAATACTCTCGAATATCCTCAGCTTTATTACTTGTATTTTTATATAATTCAACTGCATTTGATGCTTCAATTACACCTTCATTTACAAACGATATTTTATCTTTTAAAGATTTTAAAACATTAAAATCATTTCCTTGTGCATCTATATGTAAAAAATCGATAGTTTCAATTTTATATAATTCACAAAAATCATATAATGTAATGGTTGGTACAATATAAGAATGAGTATTACTAAAATCAACTCTACCTGGCCAAGTTTCATTTAAATTATCGGAAAATTCATATAAACTACTACAACCCCAATCCCAATGACCTGCTATATTAAATTTTTTGAATGAGTTTTCAGAGTCTACTGCAAATGGTAAAATTCTAATATTTTTATTTTCATATGATAATGGCCAAAGATACTTTACTAATAATTCATATGTCGGTTCGAATGCATATACAATAGAACCATCTGATGCTAATTCTTCGGTTTCCGTGCCTTTATTAGCCCCTACTTCAATTTTTATTTTCATTTTTATAAATTTAAGAATTTGTATGGATTTTCTGGCCAATGAGTTTCTACATTCACATTTCTAACCAATCTATAATCCCAATTTGTTTGATGTACTTTTATATTATTATCTTTAAGTTGTTTCCCCAAAAATGTTTCAGGGTGCCATCTACCCAATTCATGTGCAAATATATTTAAATTCAAAAATGTATCTGAATAAATTTTCATTGCATCATACGTTCCTATTGCTAGTTGGTCGTTATACCCACCCATATTAAATTCTTCAGTTGGTATATAGATATCATATTTTTTATTACTTAAATCATTAATTATACTTTCAATATCAAATTTTGGTTGAAGTAGTAAATCAAATCTTGCTCTGATTACCACATCATACTCTCCTTCTATTAAATCAAAACATTTCTTAATGGAATAATACATTAACACATTATTCTTAGTGTTTCCTTCTATTTTTATACCATTTAAATCTAACATTGGAATTAACGTATCCAACGCCTCTTTATCTGAATTTATTTCTAATTTTTTTGGATTATATAAATCAATTGCTCTACACTCATCCCAACTATGTATAAATGTATCAACTTGATGTTCATTATTTATAAACGCATCATAGATATATGGATAACAAAACATAGAACTTCTAGGTTTCCCAGATATACATAACGCAATTTTCATATATTATGTGATTTATATTTTTCAATTATTTTATTTACCACTTGAATTTGAGTATAGTTATTCAGAACCTTATTCATTCCATTTAGGGCGATACGATTGAGTTCGTCTCTATTTTCATTATAATAATTTATCTTTTTAATACAATCTAACATATTATCATAATAAACTATTTCTTCCCCCTCTATAAACATTTCAGAAAGGCCAGTTGATTCGGCTAACCTATCAGTTATAACCATCTTACCACACGCCATTCCTTCAAATAATCTACGAGTGATTTCTCCCCATCTACTATTCTGAATAACCATTAAACCGGAATTCAAAAATTCAGTATGTTCTATAGCATCCATTCCATTTCGGTTTCCAATTAGACCTTCACCCCATTCTGTAAGGTAATCTAAAAATTCAGAACCACCTCTTCCTCTACTTGTCACCGCAACATATTGAGGTGTCTCATCCATTGGAAATTGAACTGCCGTATCTGCCCAATGGGGGACCCAATCAGCAGTTATACCTCTTTTTCTATATTCTTCTGCTGATACTTTATCTGGTGTAATTGTATAATGAAACCTACTTGCTTTTGGATAGTTTCTTACAAAGTTTTGAGGGTCATCTCCGCTTTCTTGTATCCAAAATGTATTTGGTTTTAATGATTTATCTAACCACTTAGAATCAATTCTACCCCAATCCATAAATAATACAATATCCGTTGGAATATCTTGTTGAATCCATAATTGTAATTGAGAATCATCGGTTGCAGTGATTGAAACTATTTCAGTTTCCCATCCTCTCTTTTGGAATTCATTTAATAATGATAAAGGAGTTGACCACGTTTCGTTTGGAGAGTGGTTATATACGAATGTTATCTTAGATGGTTTCATAGAAAGAGTTTTGTTTTTCCTGTCTTTCTATTTGTTTATGGTGATATAAACAAAATTGCTCTTCTGCTGGGAAATTTGAGAATGTATTGTATCCTGTAATTCTTTCATGTACTTTACCCATCCATGTGACATCATCCGTATTCTTATATATTCTTGTCTGATAATCAGGGAAATTTACCCATTCCTTTTCGTTTACATTCCAACCCCACTTTTGAATATGAGATTGAGTTAAACCTTCGACCGTATTGATTCGCGGTACAAAAACAATATCTACATTATTACTATCCAACACCTCACCCAATATTTCTATTAGATATTCGTGTGGAATCTCATCGGCATCTATTTGAAAAATATAATCCTTTGAACAATGAGATTTAAGATTATTTTTGAATGATGCAAAATCATTATTTAATGAAAATCCAACCACTTTGTGATTGGAATGCATTACATTGATTAAATTAAGATAATCTGCTACCTCTTTAGTAACTGATGCCTCATCATATTGAATGACAATCTCATCTTCTTCTCTGATATGTAATTGTAAAAAATTAAGAAGTTGTGCCAACTCATCAATTTCATTGCAAACTGTAACTGCGTAACTTATACTAGCCATCTTTTTCGTTTATTTCTTTTTTAATGACTTCTCGTCTATCAGAAGCCGTATTTCCTTCTTGAAATATTTCTTGTAAAAATCCATCTTCAAATCGAATTTCCCAAACATTTTGAATTTTATCTAAAAAATAACTTCTATAATTGTCTAATTTATGTGAGTAGATTGTTCTATTTCTTTTCACATACGTTTCAAATAACTGCTGTCCATCTTTAGCCATTAGTTTAAGTAATTCGCTTAAGGGTTGGTCTTTTTCAATTGGTTTTGTTTTATCTCTAAGTTTATTTAAAAATGTAATAAAATTAGCAGGCAAGACGTGATTCAATAAAAGACAATGAATTTTGTTATCAATTTTACCAAGTACAAATACATATCTACTTTCCATCCCAACTTTTGTTGGTGGTATACCATCAACGTATGTAGAAATACGATAAACGTTTCTAGGTAAAATTAGTGATTTACTAATTCTTCGTTCCGGTTTTAATATTTCTTTATATTGGTTGGTATAAAATTGCATTTTATAATTTAGTTATCTTTGGTAAGTTTAACTGAGGTAATTTCAATTGAACATGACTTGCAACTTTAACATATTTGTTAAGTAAATTACCAAAAACTTCTGTCATTTTTCCTAATGAGAAATTATTTTTAATATTTGATTGTAATCCCTTTGAAGTATCTGAATATTTACTATAATTTTTAAATACATCCATTATTTTTTGTGCTGCAGTTGAATAATTTACGGAGAACCATTGTGATTCAGCCATTAGGAATTGATTTGCTGCTGATGGATGTACCTTTGTTAGTTCTCCATCTAAATAAATAGTATTGGATTCAGGTAAAAAATCAGTTAATCCACTCCATTTTGAAACTATAATCGGTTTACCCGTTGCAGCAAATTCTGCCAGAGGTCGACCATATCCTTCACCTTTAGTAAATGATATCATAGCCTTTACCTTTGGGTGATGATATAAATTTGCTATTTCGCTTGGTTTCATATCTCCAAATAATAAATAAATAGGTGGACAATTTTCACCATATTCTTTAGTTATGGTTTTAATTCTCTCACTAATATCCTCTCTATCAATAATACTAAATCCAGCCATAGATGTTTTTAATATCAAACCGGGTTGTTTATTTTTTGGAAGGGATTTAAAAATAGTACAAAATGTTTTAATTAACATTCCTACATCTTTTCTATCTTGTCCTAAATCTCCACTCAACCAATGACCTACAAATAAGAAATTAAAATCAGTTTCTATTTTTTTATCTAATTTTTCAGTATTAGCAAGTACATCTGTCTCTTGATTAGTTCTATTTAAAAAAATATCTAAATCAACTCCTTCAAAAAGAACTTCAATTGGAGTTTGAACATTGATATCTCTAATTTTTTGATTTGTTGCTTTATCCACTTCAGCAAATGAAGTTTTTTGTAATACCTCTTTTGTAAATTTAGATGGTACTAAAACTAAATCCATTCGATTACAACCATCAATAAAATCCTTTGGTGCTAGGGTAGTTTCAACTCCGGCCGTGATGCCAATATTGTATTTACCCATTTTTTTAAATTCATTAGCAACTGTAACCTGAATATATACATCAGGTTCTTTATCTAACGTTGTAATAACACTACTCAATACTTTTTTACTAAATTCACTCACACCATCAAGTTGATTTTGTGGTGTAGAACCCCAACGAGTTGGTACTACTTTCACATCATATTTATCTAAATCAAATAAACTTTGAAGTAAATCTCTACTATGGTCACCATATCCACTCCTTGTAAAAACTGGTGCTTGAAATACTAATAATGGTTTGCTCATATTTTATTTTTTATTTTCCTGTTGAACCGAACCCTCCGGTTCCTCTTTCAGTATTATTTAATTCATTTACTTCTGTCCATTCTACGATTGGATGTGGTACGATTATAAGTTGACAAACTCTATCTCCCACTTTATATGCTAGAGAATCAAGTCCATTTGATTTAACGAATGTTGCTTGAAGTTCTCCTCTATATCCAGCATCAACCACTCCAACTGAATTACTTAAAATAAGTTCCATATTTCTAATAGATGAACGTGGAAATATTAAACCCATAAACCCATCTGGTATTTCTAATGCTATACCTAATCCGTATGTTATTTGAAATGTAGTATTTTCTTTAATTGATGTTGCCACCAAATCCATACCCGCATCACTTTCCTTTGCGTAAAATGGGAGTATTGCGTTTTCATGTAACCTTTTTATGCTTACTTTCATATTATTTTAATTTATATAATCCAAATCTTTCTTTAGGTCTCCAATTTTGGAAAGCCGTTTCCATACCATCAGAAAGAGTTTTACACATATTTGTATGATTTAACCCACCTTCGTTTAACATCCATTTCCTGCCTGCTAACGCCCTCTTTTTACGGTCTTTTCTAGAAATATCATACCAATACCTAATTGCATCTGCAGTATCGTAAATATCCACCTTATCATCAATAATATAGGGTGTTGGAACTGAACCTACAAGTGTTTGAACTTTACTGAATACTGGTTTAACCCATTCTCCATGCCCTAACTTATCTGACCATACTCTCCAATCATGTACCGAACCGATTTTCACATAATCTTCTGCCGTTAATTCTTTACCATCTAATGTAAATCCACATTGGTCTTGTAATCCACCTGTAACATTTACAATAATAGGAGTTCCGGCCATTACTGATTCTGCAGTTGTTAATCCAAATCCTTCATTACCTGCAATGTTAATGGTACAATCTGATAAGTTATAGTACCAATTTAATTCCTCTTGTGAAATTCTACTTTCTGAGAACTTAACTTCATAATCAGGACAAATAGTTTCCTTTACTTTAAACAAATCTGTTCCATTTTGGTCAACCGCTTGGGTATGCATTATTAGACAAGTCTTATCCCTATCTTCAATTGGTAATCCATCTACGAAACGTTTATAAGCCCAAATGACATCAGATGGTTGTTTTCGTTTGATATTACGATTCATCCAAAATAGAATAAATTTGTAATCTTTATCACCTAATACTCTTTTACGGAATTCATCAGGTACTTCAGCGGGTTTAAACGCAGTTGAGTTGATACCATGTGGTACATAGGATACTTGCCAATCTTCAAGGGGTTTGAATGTTGGTGAATCGGTTCGTTGTCCTACTCTTCGTACAATACCATATGTTTGTTTAGAAATACATCCTAACCAATCACAACTCTCATAGTAATCTCTATTGTATTGAGGGTCTGGTAAATCATCCCAAATATGATAAAAGAAAATAGGTACGTTTTCACGTAATTCTGCTTCCATATCATATAACCATCTCCAATAACGAGGGTCGGTAAAGTGTAGAATTGCATCAGGTTGATGTCTCATTATTAACTCGCGTAAAATATCAGCATCACCATAACCACTCCACGGAATGATTTTAACTGAAGCATCAAATACACCACTAATTTTTCTAGCATCATCACCCAAATCAATTTCTTTACCTTTTTCAGGGTGTTCTATTGCTGCACCCAATTGTACCCAATCGTACTTATCTAATGTACCAAAAATTAATTCTTTTGATACAGTTGCTATACCAGAGGACATTCTAAAATCATCGGATAATAAAAGAATTTTCTTTTTCTTTCTTACTTCTGTCATTTACTTAAAATTAAAAATTAAAATTGTGAACCACTTGCCTGTAATTCTGAATACTCATTAATTTGAGTTCTAAAAGATTCGTCTTCAATATATTTGTTTAAAGAACGATTAACTAATTTTTGTAATGTGATGTTTGATTCAAACGATATTTGTTTGAATTTTGAATAAACATCTTTTACGATTTTGACCGTAGTCAGTTTGGTGTTTGTCATAACTCTCTCCTTTTATGTATTATTTATTATGTATAAATATATAAAAATATATAAAAGAGAAAAAAATTACTGCCAAATAGAACAAATTTTTCTGGATTTGAATTCGCACCAATCACAAGCTTTTGATTTATTGGTAGGAAAATCAACTTGTTTTACTGCACCTACTTCATCATATACGGAATCAACAAACTCCATAAATCCCTTCCAAGCTGCATTGACTGATGGTTTCCCATTGGCAGGAACAAACTTAGATATACGTGGTATTGTGAATTCAGTAGTATCTGATATCTTTCTTTTTAGAATTTGGTATTCAACCTCAATCTTATCTAATGGAACATTATATTTTTCTGAGTAAAACTTCTTATACAAAAGCATTTGAGATGTTTTAACCTTATCTGCTTTTTGGTATTGATTCCAACCTCGTGTTGATGTTTTTAAATCAATGATAATAATTTTACCACTTGATACTTCCTTCAATACGATATCAATAAAGCCAACAAAATTAACTCCTGGTCTTACTTCTGCATTTAGGGGTAACTCAATTGAAACTAATTCGAATCCACTTTTAGTATAAAGTTTATCTAACTTAGTTTTAAAATAATGTAGGATTTGTCTACCATCACCAAAGAATTCTTCTAATTCGATTTGAGTACATGGAGTACCTTCGGTCATTTTAGCCTTTTCAGTAGTAAAATGTTCTACTAACTTTTCCTTTAACATTCCCTCTACATCTAATAGAAGTGCCTGTTTTTTGGAAACTCCGTACATAACGGAAAGAAAGTGTTGAATGGTTTCGTGCATTGCCGAACCAAAGATTGTATGGATATTTGCAGATGATTCACCTAACTTATCTATGTAACTCAGTTTGAATTGTTGTTGACAACCTGTCCACATTCCGTATTGACTATAACTTACTCTTGCCATTATTTCTTTTTTTATACTATAAAGATACGAAAATTATTCGATATTACCAACTATTTGGGATGTTATTTCTAACTTAATTTTATTAAAATCTACACCATTTAATTTAGTAACATCGGTATTATTCATCTTATCCAGTTCAGTCGTATAATGATACATATCACCAATTGCATATTCAGAATGAGGTGATGAATCGATAAATTTAATCAAATCCCTTATTTCATTTATTGTTTTTGTAGAAATACTGGCATTACCTAATTTAGACATTTCCATATGAATTTCTCGTATACCATCATTTAAAAATTTAATTACCCTTTCTTTTTCGGATTTTGGTAAATTATTTAGAGATGCATAACTAGGATTCCAAGCATAATATAAATCAATTTGTTCTGATGTTTCTATAAAATTATTTTTTTGCATAAATTTTATAAAATCAAATATATGATATACGTTCCATATAGTAGTGGTATATTGAAAATTATACATTAATCCAAGTCCACCAGCACCAGGAGTTTGGGGTCTAAAATATTTTTTTATTGTTTGTAAATTTTCAATAAATCTATCGTGTAAAAATCCCGTTCTTTGATATGTACCAACTTCTCCAACTCCATCACATGATATGGATAGGAATACTCTATCAAATCCTTTCCATAATTCAATTAAACTATTTTCATCATATGTAATTACTGATAGGTTTGTATTATAGTGAATACTCAATGGTCGTTTTTTACCCCACGGCTGTTCTATTATTGGCATGGTATCATAAAGATATTTTAATACCTTATAATGTTCTGGCATGATTAGGGGTTCTCCACCAGCAAAATAGAAACTTTTAATATTACTTAAATGTGGAATTAGGTCTTCTACAATTGTATCCGAAACTTTCATTACTTTAGTTCGACCCGTAACGGAATCTGGACGCACTTTACTTGAATCTTCAAACCAATTAGATGAAAAATCATGATTACACATTCTACATTTAAAATTACATAGATTTGAAAAACGTATATCTATATGTTGAAACTGTGAATCAACTGAATAATCTTCTTTAATTTCAGGATATTTCCATAAATTATTTTTATTAAAATCAGTACGAGGTGAATGACCATTTAAATCTTCCTTTTTATAACAAACATCACATACTTTATTGCGTTTACCATCTACCATATCTTTACGCAATTCTTTCATTTGAGGTGAATTGAATGCTTCTTCGATTGATAGTTTTTTTAAATTTAATGGGTCATCAAACCCACCTGCAATACAGCAGGGTTTCATTTCACCCTTTGGTTCTGAGTATAAATGAACAAATGGTAATATACAAATAGTATCACTCATTATACTTTTAATTTTAATTTTGTGATTTCTTTGGATTCTATACCATACTTTTCACAGGTGTACTTAATATGTTCTCGACCTTCTTTTGTTGAATATAAGATTTCTAAATACTCTTCAGCCTGTTTTGTAGAACATTGATAATCCTTCGCAACCAATTCAACCAACCATTTTTCATAGGTATCTTCTTTCTTACCTTTCACATATCTAAGGTAATATTTTCCTTTTGGGATAATACCAATTAGTGCTAGATATAATTGCTTGGGTTCTAATATTTCGGTATAAGGTTGTATCTCTGAAATAACCGATATCCAATCTGGGTTCATTGAGATAAAACGATGTACCATATAATTAGACCAAGTCTTTTTATCTGCATCATCTAACTTATCCCAATACTTTGGGTCTTGTTCGGTTGTAATTGCTTTGATATGGTCGAATAGTGATTTGGTAGCCATTATTCTTGTTCTACTTTTAAACCGGGAGGTAATACTTCATTAAGAACTTCACCACACTCACCACATAGAAATAATTCTACTGGTAGGACTTCATCCTTTGGTTTACCTGTTAATAACTTAGATATTTTTCTAAATCCAAATCCTTGTACAAAAACTTCACCACCACATTTGTTACAGGCGATTGATGTTGTTTTTTCTAATGGGATTTCAACTTCTTCATTTGGTCCACCAATTGGTTGACCACCTGCCCCTAAAATTTGTGCCATATTATTTTATTTTATAACCATTAATAAATCCATTTCTCTACATAAGAAATATTCATTATCATCTAATTTAATTTTTTGAATATTCATTCCACCATGCGGTAATAATACTTTATCACCTACTGATACTTCCATCGGAATTTTAGTTCCATTTTGAGTATAAATACCATTACCTACTGAAACAATTATACCAAATTTATTATCACCGGATTGAACAGTGTCTGGTATGATAATTCCACCAATCTTTTTTTCTCCTGATTCTACTTTGATTAGGACTCTATCTCCTAATGGTTTTGCTAATTGTACTTCTGTTGACATATTTTTTTGTTTTTAATCGAACCATTGGGTTCTATTGGTTTTTACATTTTTTACTCCATTACGTTTTAAAATCTCATGTCCCTTCTTTTTCCACGAAGATATCACCTTACTATCTCTTTTTTTGTGTAAGGCTAGTTGGTCTAAGTATGAAAAGAAGTCTTCCTCTGATAGTTTCTTTAAATCCTCATCAGTTAGGGGATTGTTTGGGTCGTATGTTATCATTATATCCGTATTTATCCTTAAATATACGAAATAATATCCGTATTACCAAATTATAAGGATACTAATTTGTTTAAATATTCTTCGATTTTTTCGGGTTTACTTCCTATTAGGGGTGTTTCTACTATATTCCCCTCAAAGACTCCTAGAAACGTAGGTATATTCGTTAAATTGATAATGCTCCTACTCTTTGGTGATTCATCTGCATTAATATGAACAAATGATATATTTTCATAATATGTAGATAAACTTTCAAAGTAAGGTTTTATCTTTGCACAATCAGGACACCAATCTGCATAGAACATTACGAAAACCTTTGAATTTTCTTTAATAATTTCACTAAGATTA